AAGACATCGGTGTTGCCGGAGTTGTCGGTGACGACCATGTGCTGCGCGTAGTCGCCTCCCGTGAGGCTGGTGGGGAGTGTCGTATCAATGGCGAAGGTGCCATCGGCGGCGACCGTGATGCTGATGTCGTCGGCGAGCGTCACCTCGACGCTCGCGACCGTGGCGCCCTTCCTGGACAGCTTCCACGTGAGCTGCGAGCCGGTGTATCCGGTCAGGTTGACGGCGGTCGCGCTCGAGTCCTGTACGGTGCCGTTGATGGTGATGGTTTCGCCTGCGTAGACCTCGAGGTCGGCGACGGTGGTGGCCATGGTTCGCCCTCCTTACGTGTGGAGCTCGGGCCAAAAGGCCGCGATGGATGTGGTGTCGACCGTGAACGACGGTGTGCCGCCGGTGCCTGCGACCTGGACCTCGACGCGTGAGTCGGTGAGCAGCTCGAAGGTGCCGGTCAGGTGGATGGCGTCACCCTCGGTGCCCGAGTTGCCCACAGCCGCTGATTCGACGAGCGTGGTGTTGGTTGTGGTTTCGCGCAGGCGCGCAGTGATGCCGGTCGCGCTCCCGTCGCCGCTCAGGCGGATGGTCACGTTCATGCGGTATGTGCGCGCACCGCGTATCTGGAAGCGGTGGTCGGTGTTGTTCCAACCCGCGAGCACAGGCGGCCCAATGTCGAGTTCTTCGCCCGCGGTGATGGTGTTGAAGTCCACGCGGGTGTAACTCGCCGAGTTGACGGCCTGACCCGCCGACAGTGAGACGGTCGCGCCGCGGCGCGCCTCGGCGTCGATGTGCGAACTGGGCAGTTCGTCGGGCGTGACGGTGACCTGGTCGCTCGCCGCGCCGGTGTTGCCGTCGGCGTCGAGGACGCGTGTCTTGTAGTAGTAGGCCACGGCAGGGTCGAGCCCTGGATCCTTGAACGTCGTTGAGCGCGCCGCACCCACGAGCGTGGTGTCGCTGGGCGTGAACCCGTCAACCACGGAGCGGTGAACCTCGACGGCGTCCCATGTGCCGTGTGTGGGCCAGTCGAGCGTAAGCGAAGCGGCCAGCGGTGAGCTCGCCACGCTGATACCGATGGCTGCGGGGGTGTTGGTCGCGAGTGTCGGCGTGGTGCCTGGGCGTGACTCTCGGTCGAGCCAGATCTTTCGCCCGGCTTTGGGTTTGCCCGAGCACGTGAGCGTGGTGTTGGCGACCCCCTCGCCGATGCGGTGACGGAACGCCATGACGGCGAGCAGGATAGGGATGTTGAAGCGCTCACCGTCGGCCTCAAAACCGTAATAATCGTTGAGCTCGACGGGCCAGAACAGCCCAGGGAGTTGGACGTCGAAGTCGAGGTCGGGCGTGGCGAGGTCGGCGAGGATGGCGTCGGCCAGGTCGCCCGCCTCACTCGCGTTGTCGATGCCGCTCGAGGTCCCGTTGCTGACCTCCATCCACCGGCGCCCGTAGCGGTCAATCGAGCTGTTTGCGGTGACGGTCTCGCCCGAGCGCCAGGGAGCCGAGCCTGTCGAGTACCCGTCGGCGCGCCAGACCGTCGACCATTCGCGCTGCCCCGAATCGTTGGTGCCGCCAGGGTAATTGACCTGAATGACGTTGCGGATGTCGTCCATACTGACGGCCGCACGGTCGACGGCGACCCACTCGTCGAAGCTGTGGTCGGGGACGGATGCGTTGCGGTCCGGCTCGGTCAACGCCAACTCGAACGCGCTCGACGACTCCCGCCAGCGCGGGCGGATGTCGGCGCCAATCAGCAGCGCGAGCTCACGCAGCGCGTCGAGGATGGCCATGGGCTGTTGGTTGTAGGCGTTGATGTTGAACGTTGGCGTCGTACCGGGGACCCACAGGCTCACGCTCGGCGCCCAGTCTTGGAGGATGTCCTCGATGGTCGTGTCGAGCGGGTTGGAGACGCCACCATAGGCGGTGTCTGCCTCAATCCATCCGTCGGCGAGCAACGCGCCGATGTAGTCGCGACAGTCGAGCACGGCGGTCCCCTCGTCGGTGAGGTCCCACGACTGCACCCGCCCGTGGAAACATACCCGATAGGACGCTCCCGACGGTGTGACCCCGTCAGGCGCGAGCGCGACGGCGATCTCGACCTCGCGCCCGATGTCGAGCAGACCAGACCAGCGCGAGCCGGTGATGAGCGGTGACGCGTTGTCCAGGTAGCGGCGGTATTTCACCTCGATGCGCGCGTCGGGGTAGCGCGAGTCGAGGGAGTCACCCCACTCGGCGCTCACGAATGCGCCGCCCACGTCCGCCAAGTTGCTCCAGTCCTGCCACGTGCCACCGCTGTCCTTGATGCGGAGGCGTGGCCAGACCACGGCGCCGGGGTTGCCGAGCAGGAGGCCCTCACCTGTGCTGGTCGTCCTCATGGCTCACACCTCCCGCAGCGTCGCCGAGACGACCGCACGCCGGATGCCGTCGCCCTGATGGATGTGCGTCACGACCACGTCGCACCCGAGTACGTCGACGAAGTCCTCGCCGATGCACTCGCCCGAAAGCCGGCAGTAGGGGCGCTCGGCCATTTCACGTGTGGCGCTCGCGAGGTCGTCGGCCCACTCGGGCGGCATGATGGCGGGGAGCGCGAGCACGTCGGCAATCTTGGTGTGGTCGCTCGAGATGCTCAGGCCAGAACCCGCCGTCGCCGACCACGAGTAACCCCACGCTTCACCGTCTTGGTACTGCTCGCCCCCGCTCGTCTGCACGCGGTGCACCCAGCTCGAGCCGGGGTTCGCCCACAGCGCGACAGACCACTCGGCCCAGTCGTCGAATGACGCCGTCGAGGGGTTGACCACGCCGAGGCGCGCGCCTCCGAAGGGCCCGTCGCTCACGTTGACCGTCGAGCTCGCCGAGGTCATGAGCAGGCCCTTGTCGGAGTAGTAGGGATAGCTCGCGTTGCCGAAGCCGAAGCGGTAGCCCCGCCCCTCGAGCAGCGCGCGCCACGCGCGGGCGGTCGTGAGTTCCACGAGCGTGGTGGTGAACGACCACGCTCGCTTTCGCCCGCCGCCCGTAAGGTCGCGGTGCATGCCTCCGGTGATGAGTCGGGTGTCCGTGACGAGCGAGTCGTCGCCCTCGTTGAAGTTGTCGGCGGCGACAGGGAGGCGGATGCCGTTGAGGGTGACGAAGTAGCTCACGCGAACCTCCTCGCGGCGTACTCGGCGCCGTAGCGCTGCGACTCGACGACCTGTGAGGAGCCCGAACGGATGATGCTGCGCCGCTGCATGGCCTGGACGAGCTCCGAGGCGCGCATTCCCATGGCGTTGATGTGGACGGTGGTGCTCCCGCCACCCCCGCCGCCGGTGCCTGCGGCGACCTCGACGCCCTCGTCGGCGCCGTAGCGCAGCGCGGCGAGCCGGGTCTTGAATCCGCTGGGCGCGTTGCGCAGCTCGTCGTTGAGCTCGCTCATGTTGTCGGCCATGTCCGTGACCTCCTTGTTAAAGGCGGTCGTGGCGTCCGTGTAGGTCATGTCGTCGAGGCTTTCGCGGATGGCCCCGAGCTTGTCGGCGGTCGCGGCTGCGTTCGCGCTGGCGGCCTCGAATCCAGCGATGGTGGCCTCCATCCCGTCGACGACGATGAGCGCGTCCCCCCCAAAAAACTCGATGATTCCGTTGACCATGTTGGCGAGGAACAACGGTATCTGGACGATGGCGGCCATCAGCCAGTTGAACCCCTGGCTGATGCGGTTGAACATCTCGCCTACGAACAGAATCATGCTGATGAGACCCCGACCCGCGTCGAAGAAGGCGCGCGCGAGCTCGTTGCTCAGGCCGCCCATCTCGGGGAACGCCTCAGCGAGCTTCTCGAAGGTCAGGATAACCGCGCCGAACGCGCCCTCGAGGTGGGAGGCGACCCAGCCAAGCGGGTCGAACTTGCCGATGGTGCGCTCCATCGCATGGGTGACCGCGTCCATCCCCTGTTGGAACTGCTCGGTGGCGGCGAATGCGCCCACGAGTGAGAGCGCAGCGTCGGCGAGCCCGGCGGCGATGGCGGCGGCCTTGCTGCCCGTCGCCTTGAACGTCTCCTGCGCGGTCTGAAACGCGCTGTCCATCGCGCCCACGAACTCCTCGAAGCCGGGGCCGAATATGGTGGTGATGACGCCGAGCGCCTTCTGAGTGAGGTGGTCGGCGACGGTGGCCATGGTATCCTGGCGCGCCAGCTCCCCTTGCTCGAACTGCTCTTGAGCCTTGGCGAGTTGCTTGGCCTGGCGCTCCTGCTCCTTTAGGTCGGCGATGCGCGCCTTGTCGCGCGCCATCTGGAGCTTGGCGACCATGTCGAGGGAGTCGCCGAGCAGCTTGGCGTTCTTCTTGGCTCGCTCCTCGAGCTCACGCGCCGCTTCGTTGGCCTTGCTGGCGCCCATGCCGGCGCCGTAGGACCCGAACCCGCGCGCCGCCGCCATCGCAGCGTCGAGAGGGCTGGTGGCCTTGCCTGCGCCACCGCCCTTGTTCTTGTTGGTGTTCTTGCCAGCGCGGTCGATCTTGTCGAGGATGCGCTGCCGGTTGAGCTCCTCGCGCGTCATCTGCGCTGCCGCCTCGGCGCCGCGCTCGGTCTCGTCGGCGGCCTTCTTCATCAGTTCGTTGAGCGCCTCGCCTGCCTCAACTGCGGCGTCGTGGAACTGCCCGGTGGGCTCGTCGAGCCTGTCGTTGAGCGCCTTGCGCGCTTTCTCGAGCTTCTGGAGCGCGGCCGTCTCCTCGAGGATGTCGTTGCCCGCCCACGCGTCGGCGTACGTCCTGGCGGCCGTCGCGACGTCGATGGCGAGCCCGAGCCGGTAGAAGCCCTCGGCGAGTTCAGCGACGATGCCGACCACGTGCGACAGGACGAGCCCGAGCTGACCGCCCAGACGAAGCATGCCGGCGAGCGTCTTGAGGACGTTGACGGCGGTGCGGCGCATGTTCTCGAAGCCATCATCGGTGCTGACCAGCCTCTTGAACGTGTCGCCGAGCATGACGGCCACGTTGTAGAGCGCGGGGCCGAAGAACTGGCCAAACGTAATGGCGAGGTTTTCGACGTTGCCCTTGAGCATCTTCGAGGCGCCTGAGACGGTCTTCGACATCATGGTCGCGACGCGCCCGGCCTCGCCGTTGGCCTCGCGCAGTTCGTCGCGGTAGCTGCGGAAACCCTTCTCGGCGCGCTTGACGGTGTCGATGAGCGCCTCGGCGCCTGCGATGTTGCGCATGCCGAAGATTTCGCGCATGTACGCGGTCGCCTCTTCGCTGCTCAGGTTGTCGGTGGCCTTGGCGAGGTCGTCGAAGACGTCCACGAGGTCGCGCGCGAGCCCGTCGTTGTCGAACATGCTCACGCCGAGTTCCTCGAGCGCGGCCGCCGACTTTCCGGTCGGCGCGGCCAGGCGGAGCATGACACCTCGGAGCATCGTGCCGCCTTCGCTCGCCTTGATACCCACGTCGGCGAGCAGCCCGAGCGCCGCACTGGTCGTCTCGATGTCCTGCTCGAGCCCGCGCGCCACCGGCGCCACGTAACTCATGGCCTCGCCGAGCTGGAGCAGCGTGGTGTTGCTCGAGGTGAACGTCTTGACGAGCACGTCGTTGACGCGCGTGATGTCGGTGGCCTTGAGACCGAACCCGGTGAGCGTGTCGGTGGCGATGTCGGTGGCCTTGCCGAGGTCGATTTGCGCGGCGGTCGCGAGCTGGAGCACGCCGGGCAGCGCGGCGATGGACTTCGCCGAGTTGAACCCCGCAAGGCCCAGGTACTCGAGCGCCTTTCCCGCCTCGGTCGCCGAGAACATCGAACCGGCCGCCGCGCTCATGGCGGCGGCTTTGAGCTGGTCGAACGCCTTCATACCCTCGCCACTGACGGCGGTGGCGTTCATGATGGCCTGTTCGAACTTGGCGAACTTCTTGACCGAGTAGACGAGTCCTGCGGAGAGCGCGCCGACGCCCACAGCGGCAGCTTTGGCGGCTATCTTCGAGAAGCTCGCGACCATGCGCTTGGCGCCCGACATCCCGCTCATGAACTGGGCGGCGTCGAGCGCGAGGTTGAGCCCCAGCGTTCCCAGATTGAGCTTGAATGCCACCGTCTACCCTCTCATCCGAATGAGCGCCCCGCGCCCGTCTTCACCCGCTGCCCGAGGTCCCGCTTGGCCTCGTCCCTCTTGCCGCCTCGCTCGCGGTCTCGCCTCTGTCTCAGGTCCCTCCACTGCAAAAACGCCATCATCCCGGCCACCTCGCCCGACCCGCGCGCGGCCAGCTCGCGCGGGGGTATGCCCCACTCGACGCTCACCGCGTAGAGCATGGGCTCGTGCTCGAGGCGCTTTAGGAGTTTCCCTCCTCTTCGTCCTCGCCGAGCGCGACGGGCTCGGTCGAACGCAGCACCTCACCCGCGAGCTCGCGCAGCTCCTCGGCGCGGTCGTAGACGCCTGCCTCGTCGAGGTCGTCGGCGACCCGCTCGAGCAGCCCGGCTACGTCGGCCGGGTCGTAGCCGCCCTCGCCCTTGCGGTCGTCGTCGCCGTTGATGACGCCCACAGCGCGTTGGACGTCGGCGAGCCAGCCACCGGCAGCCTGGTCGGCAATGGCCTTCGCGTCGGCGAGCTTGAAGAGCTTCTTGCCCGAGCCTGGGTCGAAACACGACTCGATGACCATGAGCGTCTGGTACTTGGCGAGGTCGAGCGAGAGCTCGGTGCCTCGACCGCCCACGGCCTTGACCATGCACTTCTTGGCGATGCGCTGCTTGAGTCCATGCGTGAGTTCGCGGACCTCCAACTCGAGCTCGCCCACGGTTGGGTGCGTGACGGGGACGCGCTCGGTGCGGAGCTTGGGCGTGTTGCCCACGGTCGCGGAGCGCAGGAGGTCGAATGTGTTGGGAGCTTCAGTCATGGTTGGGAGCCTCATCAGGTTGTGGTGTTGCCCAGCCAGAACGACTGGGTTGCATCGCCAGGGGTGACCCCCTGGAAGGTGACTGACGACGTGGCCAGGTCGGCCGGCGTCGCCGAGAGGGCGTCGGCCTCGACGCGCACGAACGCGGCGAAGACGACGTCGGTGTCTAAGCTGTCGGGGTAGACCTTGACGAGCGTCCACGTGCCCGCGGCGAGCAGGCCGCCGAGCGTGACGGTGCCCACGCCGGGGTCGAGGTCATCGTTCTGCACGTCGAGCCGCTCGAGCGTGACCGAGCAGTCGGCCAGGCCGCTGATGCGGCCGACGGCGGTGTCGCCGTTGACCGTCGCGTCGAGCAGTGAGCGCGAGGTCGAGAACTGGAAGCCGCGCGCGGTGGCGACCTCCAAGAGCGGCAGGTAGTTCGCGGTGACGGTGACCGAGCCGGTCACGCTGAACGCGTCGGCGAAGGTCACCCGCCCCGCGAGGTAGTTGACGGTGTAGTTGGAGGCGGCGACGACGCCCGACCCGTCCGAGACGACGACGGCCGTGTCGGGGTCGAGCACGCGGCGCGCTTCGCTCGTGATGTAGTAGACCGACGTTGCGCCCACCTGGGTGGTCGCCTCGCTGGTCATCGCGGTCGAGGTGCCCGAGACGAGCACCTGCGCGTTGAATCCGGCCGTAGCCATTGGCTCACCTCGTGGGCGCAGGTTGGGTCAGCTCTCGACGGTCCAGGCGGTCACAGCCTGAATCGAGGCGTCGAAGGTCACCGTGTCGGCGACCGCGCTGCTCGGGTTGAAGCTCTCGACCTTGCCTTGAACTACCCAGCCGAGCGTGCCGTTGGGCCGCCAGCGGATGTAGATGTCGGCGCCCGAGTTGGAGGCGGCGACGATGGCGTCGGTACCCGTGTCGCCCGCGTTGTAGTGGCCCGAGATGCTCACCGAACTGTCCTTGAGGCCGGCGAGGCGGTTGACCGCGTCGTCGTCGAAGTCGGTGATGTCGAGCATGGCACGGCCCGTGTTGACCGAGACCGAGTTTGCGCCTGAGACGGTGTTGTAGGTGGAGCCGTCGGTGCTCACCTCGAGTGTGCCGCTGAAACCTGCCTGAATGGCCATGATGCGCCTCTATGTCAGCCGTACGTGCGTACGAACGTGTTGATGGACCAGTGGTGACGCCCGCTCTCATCGCGCTCGATGTAGATAGGCTCGCCTGCCTCCCACGAGACGTAGGCGGCGGGGTGCTGCTTGTGGATGGCGGTAAACGCGGCCTGTGCGGTCGTGTGGCCCGCCGAGTAGCCCTCGCGCGCCGACCTTACGCGCACCTGAACCGACCGCTCGCGCAGGTCGGGGGCGTTGGCGCCGCCGAGGTCGGGCACCGGGTCGAAGCCGCCCACCTCGAGCACGAAGATGGCGGCGTCGGGGGCCTTGTCCGCGCCCTTGCCGTCGCGCACCGGCCCATAGAACAGGTCGGTGCCCAGCGTCCCGAGCCCGGCGTCGGCGAGCGCGCTCGCGATGTCAACGTGTGGCGTGGTCATCGCGGCCTCGCCGGGTAGCGACCGCGAGTGGTCTGGGGACGCAGGCCGGGGCCTACCAGGCGGCGCGTGGCCGACTTGACGACCTTGCGCATGCCCGCGCGCCCATGCTCCATGATGGCTTTTTCGAGGAACTTGGCCTCGCCTGCGCGGTAGTTACGCTCGGTCGACTCGTGGACGCGCAGCGCGTGCTCGGCGCCGAACCCGAGGTCGATGACCCAGGCGTTGCCCAGGCGCTCGGGGATGGCGACGTAGGCCGAGCGGCGAAGCTCCCCCGTGTCGAGCGGCGCGCGGTCGACGGCGGCGTCCATGATGGTCTCGCCGAGCTCGAACAGCGCGCCCACGACGGCGTAGGGCGCCTTCTTCTCGAACTTCTCGAGCTCGCGCATGACCGCGCGCTCGCCGGTGACGGTCATCCCAATCACGACAACCTCACTTCGTAGAGGGTGCCGGCGCCGCCGAGGTCGGAGGCGCGCGCGACCGAGCGGACCGAGAGGGCGGCGGCGACCGAGGTCGTGTCGGCGCCGTCGACCCACACACGCGCGCCCTGTACGAGCGGCGCCTCGGTGGCGAGCCGGTGGGTCGTCACGACCTCTTGCTCGTCGACGGTCTGTGTACGCTCGGTCGTGTAGACGAGTCGCCCGGCCACGCCGGTGACCACGCTCGAATAGGTGCGCTCGCCGTCGGCGCCGCGCCCTGAAGGCAGCGCGTAGGCGAACGTGTCGGTGAAGCTGTCACGCCACCACGTCATATCGCCCTCCGCTTGTAACGGTCGAGGACGTGGCGCACGGACTCGGGGAGCGCGCCGGCCTGGTCGGTCGCATACGTGACCGAACCGCTCAAGAGGGTGCGCTTGACGATGGACTTGTCCCGCCCACGGTCTCGCCACGCGTCGACGGCGAGGTCGAGCACGGCGCCCTCGACATCGTAGGGGAGTGTGCGGGGGAGTTCGGCGGTGGCCTGGCCGGGGGTCACCCAGCCACCCGCGTAGGTGACCGTGTAGACCTGGCGCTCGGTACCGGGCAGCGGGTCACCGGCCGCGCCGAATCGCGAGCCTGAGAACCCCCAGCCGCCACCCAGGTGACGGAGCACACCGAGGACGTCGTTGGCGTCGGCGCCGAGCTCGAGGGTGTAGTCGCTCGCGTCGATGGTCTCGCTCGTCGCGCCGCCGTCGGTCGACAGAGTCACGCTCGTGACTGAGACGACCGGAGCGCGTGAGAGAAACAGGACGTCGCCGCCGGTGGCCGGCAGCGTCTCGACGACCGCCGCGCCGTAGTGGACGGGGCGCCCGAGGTAGGCCGCGACCCGCGCAGACGCCACCATCACCACGCGCTCGAGGCGCGTGGTCGACTGCTCACCCGTCAGCCCGAGCTCGTCGACGAGCGCGGCGGTGGTGGTCAGTGCTGTGGCGTCGAGCAGGCTCACGGGTCAGTCCTCGGGGGTGGTCGTCTTCTTGGTCTTGCGGCGCGGGCGCTTTGCCTTGGGCCGCGGGGTACGCGCCGTCTCGGTGATGGCGCGGTGGTCGTACTGGACCCCGTCACCGTCCTCGAGGATGGCGAAGGGCTCGTCGCCCTCGCACAGCGCGCGTGCGATGTGCGAGGGCAGGTCTTCGACGTGACCGGCGAGCCTGCGAGGGCCCCAGTCACGAAGGAACCTGATGCGGGTGCGCTCGCTCATCAGGCCGCCGGCAGGCTGTCGGCGCCGCCCAGCACGATGAGCGCGCTGATGTCGTTCGCCGGCGAGGAACCGCCCGTGAACGCCGAGGCGTCGGTGCAGACCACGCGCAGGTAGCGCTTGAGGCCGCTGGCGTCGAAGTTGAGCTTGCCGAGCGTGTCGTCGGCCTCGATGGTCACCGTCTGCCCGGAGACCGCCGTGAAGGCCGAGTTGTCGGAGGACTCCTCGAGTTGGAAGACGAGCGACTGCGCCGAGGGCGAGCCGCTGGCCGCGCCGGCCAAGCAGACGACCACGCCCGAGTAGTACCCCAGGCGGTCGACGCCCGAGCCGTTGACGTCGGCCGAGCCGTCCGTCGACACGGGCGCGATGGAGAGGACGGGCTTGATGTAGGCCCCGATGTCTTTGCTGTTCGCGTTCATGTTCTCGTGCTCCTGATGCGTTTCGCTTATCGTTGGGGGTTCACCCAGGCCGCCCGTCTGGGCGGCCTGGTCGACTCATCAGGAGTCGAGGGAGGCGCCGTAGGTGACCGCGTTGATGATGGAGAAGGCGTCGGTGTGGCGCGGCGCGCCGTCGACCTCGTGAATCGCGCGGATGACCGTCTCGTCGCGCGCGAACGCGCTCTTGGCGTTGCTCGAGCCGTAGGACGCCGAGTCGGAGCGCTCGATCTGGAGGTTGAGCGTGTCGCCGATGCGGTACTGGCCCCAGTCCCCGAAGAAGATGCGGCCCTCATCCGAGCCGGCGCCGCCCACGCGGGTGACGTTGTTCGTCTTGCGGAAGCGGTAGCCGAGCAGCGTGCCTGCCTCGCTCATCTCGCGCATGAACGGGTAGTAGCCGTCCGTGGTCTTGAGGAGCATGAGGCCGAACGCGGTGCGCGGGTTGAAGAGCCAGCCCGGCGACACCATCTGAATGTGGTTGGCCTTCTCCACGAGGTAGAGCGCCTTCACGAGGTCGATGGTGACGTTGTCGAGGTTGACCGTACCGTTGGCGTCGAACTGGTTGTCCGAGGCGACCCAGCCGGTCAGGCCCTTGGGCGTGTTCTCGGAGCCCGAGCCGCGCAGGAACGCGATGTCCTCGGCGTTGGCCATCGCGCGCACGATGTCGCGCTGAACCTCGGCGGCGAACGCGGCGGGCGCGCGGCGCAGGAGGTCGTTGCTCATCGGCACGAGCGTGGCGAGCTTCTTCGCCGAGAACTTGAGCTGCCCGGTGCCCGGCTGCGACTCGGTGATGGCCTCGGACTCGCCGACCCAATAGGCCGTCGCGCCGGAGTTCATGCGGCCGTAGGTCAGCCCACCCGAGGGCATGGGGACGACGACGGCGCCGAGGTCGCGCACGGCGGCCACGGGGCGCAGGAACTCGATGAGCTCGGCGGCGTGCGCCTCGGGGATCATCGAGCCGCCCGCGTCGAAGTCGCCGGCCTGGAGCGCCTTGACCTCGGCGGCGAAGCCGTGCTTCTCGGCGAGCTCGGTGAGCTCACGCCCACCCATGCGCTGCCCGGCCATCTTCGCCCAGACGATGCCGCCGACGGTGATGTCGTCGGCGCTCTTCTTGGCCAGCGTCTTGGGCATGTGGTCGGTCGAGGCGCCGCCAGCCGCGATGGCCTGGCGGAACATGGCGGCCTTGTCACGCGCCTGCTCGGCGCCGGACTTCTTGGACTGCTCGGCGACGTAGCGCTCGAGGCCGTCGACGAACTTCTCGCCCATGTCCTCGAGGCCGGCGTTGCGCAGCTCGGCGCGAACGAACTCGCCGAGCTCCTCGGCGGTCATGCCGTCTTTGTGCTCACTCATCAGTAGCTCCCTTGTGGGTGGTCCTGAGCCTGAGCACGTAGGCCGGCTCGTGTGTGGTATCCGCAGCGTCGGCGAGCTCGTCGCCCACCTCCGCGGTCTTCTGGATGTCTTCGGGCTCGCCCGGCGCGGGCTGCTCGCCAGCGGGCGCGTCACCCGCTCCCGTGGGCGCCGGGCCCATGACGAGCAGCCCGCGCTTGACGAGGCGCGCGAGCGCGCGAGCGTCCTCGAGCTCTTCGTCGGCCTGCTCAGCCCAGTGGCGCGCGCCGAGCGACCGCACGGCGGTCGCCTCGGGGTTGGCGCCGATGGTCACCGCGCTCACCTCAAGCAGCTCGGCGCGCTTGATGCGGTAGCCGTAGGTCCCCTTGATGGGCTCGTACTCGAGGGGGCGGAAGCCGACCGACACGGCGCTCATGACGCCGCGGTCGTACTTGCCCTTGAGCTCCATCGCGCGCTCGTCCTCGACGTCCCACTTGACGCCGATGGTCAGCGCGCTCGGGCCCTCGACGCCCTGCTCGCGCAGCCATGCCTCATCGGTCACGACCTCGCGGTAGGGGATGGTGCCAGCCGGAGGCGCCCAGGAGTTGTGCTGGGCGAGGAAGACCGGGTTGCGGTCGAAGCGCTTGAAGTCCCACCCGCTCTGCTCGATGACGTCCTCGTAGCTGTCGACCGCCTCGCTCGAGGCGATGAAGTACATGAGCTCGTCGCCCCCCGGCGCGCCGGGGGGCGGTGTGACGGACTTGCGGAAGACGTGGTGTGCCTGGCGCGTCATGAGCGAGCCCCCTTGGCTTTGATGTTGATGACGTTGGGCGCGCGCTCGGGCTTGCGCATGCGCAGCACGACCTCGCCGGCGGCGCGCGCAGGGAGCGGCGGCGGACCCACGGGTCCGGTCGACTTCTGCTCGACGACGCCGCCGGCGTCGACCTCGCCGAACTTGTTCGTCTCGCGCACGTAAACGTCGCCGCCCACGCGCTCGGGCAAGCCCGCGGCGGCGCGCCATTCGTTGACCGTGAACGCCCACGGGGCGGTCTTCATGACCTCGCGCCTGCCCTCGACGTCCTCGGGGATGGTCGAGACGAACCCGAGCGACGTGCCGCGCGAGACGCCCAGGCGTC